TGTTGGCTTGCAAATCACACGCAATGAAATACCACGCATTAGTTTGACGCCAACTCGTCAGCCATGGAAGTTTACGTTGACTATGCCTAGCAGTCTAAAATATTATGAGCATCGTGATTTATTAGAAACATTAGATACAATGGATCGTGTAAGTCCAGAAATAGTTACATTTAGCAGCAATGCTTGTTTGAGTTGGATATTTAGATATCAAGGTCAATTGAATAATGCGCAAATTGCAGGCATGAGTGTACAAAGTTTTGTCGGCAATCAATTAGTGTTGCAAAATCTACCACCTGTACCAAGCACAGTAGCAATATTTGAACCTAACGATTTGATACAGTTAGGTAATTATCCATATCCATTTACTAGCACTACAAGAGTCACAAGAGGTAGTGGATCTACTGTCACAGTCACGACAAACAGACCAAACATATTATCAGTAAACGTTGTGGGTCTAGGATTGACTGTAGGTAATAATTGTGATTTCAATATGTTCTGTCCAAACATGCCAACATACAAGTTGATACCAGGTGGTTACGCACAAAGCAATGGAACTACAATCAATAATGCATTGATAGAATTCAGTGATGATTTTGAACTTTATGAATATGTAGGTACAGCATAATGCAAATCATACCAGCAGTTGCCAATAATAAAGCAAGCGTCAAGACAGCAGAGTATGTGAAACTAATCATATACAATGAATATCTGCCTGATACAGCAGCCAATATTGCCAACAATACACAGTATCAAATCAAAGTCAGTGGTAATACTGATTGGACTAGCATAGGTGCTAGCAGTAATGTTGTAGGTACGATCTTCACTAGCAATACAGCAAATGCAAATATAGCAAATACTACAGGTACAGCATATAGCGTGAATTTGTATACATTTAGTTCTAGTTACACAAGCGACACGATAGGTGGTATTGAATATACACCATTAGGTGGATTGCTTGCTGTTGGTCCACAATCAAGTTCATTGCGTGTAACTAGCGGTGATACAAGCATACAAATTAGCGGTGTTAGTGGTAATAACATTTATGCAGTTTTAGAAAGTCAAGGAAAGATACGCGGTGCAAAGATTGAATTGACTCGCGGATTCTTCAATAATAATTATGTATTAGCCAATGCTGTTGTTCGTTTTACAGGCATCGTCACTAATTATAATATCCAAGAAGATAGACAAGAATTAGAAGATAATTTTACAGTCACGTTAGATGCCAGCAGTTATAAAACAGTATTGGAGAATCGCATCGCTGGTCGTAAAACAAACAAGAATAGTTGGCAATTTTTCGATAGCGATGATAGTGCTATGAATAATGTCAACAGTCTTGCAGGATTCACATTTGATTTTGGTGCAGATCCAAAATCAAAAACAGTTGTACCAGGCTACAGCGGTGGTGGCATACCAGGAGGCAGCAGTCGAATGACTACACCAGGTTCGACTACGCAGAATCAAAGATGATAATACGTAAAGCAAATAAATTTGATCTACCATATTTTATTCATGTAGCCAAAAAGGTACAGGATATGGATTTTATACCTGAAGGAAAAGAAGTTATCGAAAAACATTTCAATGTAATCTTCAATACAATATTGCATGGTGGTGGTATAGCATTGATAGCAGAAAGTAATGAACCTATTGGCATAGCAGTTGGTACTATCAATGAGAATTTGTGGGTACCACAGATGTACATGCTTACACAAATATTATTATATGTTGATGAAGAATGGCGTAACACTAGAGCAGGATATAAATTATTACAAGCATACAATGAAGAAACAGAAAAATTGATCAAAAAAGGTCGTGTAGAAATGAGCGTCATACATGCAGCAGAACCATTACATGATATTGATTTCGGCAGATTTGGTTATAAGATGTCAGAAAAAATCTGGCAATTGGAGATATAAATGGGTTTCGTAGTAGCAGCAGTCAAAGTAGCAGCAGCATTTGTCGCTAAAAGTGCGATAGCAAAAACTGTCGTCAAACTAGCAGCAACAGCATTGATAAGCAAAGTTGCTACAAAGGCTATAAGCAAATTGATTGCAAAACGTGATGGTGTTGGTGCGCCTAGCGGTAGTGATGCTGGTGGTCGTGTACAATTACCTCCCGCTACAGATAATAAACTTCCAATAATTTATGGATCAGCATGGATTGGTGGTCCTATAATAGATGCCAAGATCAGCACAGATCAGAAATATATGTGGTATTGTGTTGCTTTGTGTGAAAAGCCTGACGGCGTTAGCATCACTTTTGATACAGCGAACGGCATTTATTATAGTGGTAAGAAAGTCAATTTTGGAACTAATGGTGCTGTAGCAAGTTTACAAACAAATAGCGATCCACCGCAAATCGATAATAAGATGGCCAATAAAATTTATATTTGGCTATTCCAAAATGGTGCAGCAAATCCAGGATTGAATACAGGTGGATTGAATGCGATACAGATAATGAGTGACGCTACTACTGGTGGTGGAATACCTGCTAACGAACGTTGGAATAGCAGTTTATATACTAGTGGTGGACAAAGTGTCAAATTAGAAAATATGGCATTTGCTATAGTGCGTGTAGAATATAATCCTGACGCAGGTACTACTAATCTTGATACATTACAACTAAAAGTAACTAATAATATGGGCAGCACTAATGGTTGTCAACCAGGCACTGCTATATTAGATTATTTGACAAATGAACGTTATGGTTGCGCCATACCATTAGAAAATGTCGATGTCGCAAGCCTAACTGCGTTGAACACATACAGTAATCAATATATCAATTATCTTGATGTAAATAATAACCCACAAATACAGCCCTATCGTTATCGTGTCAATGGTCCATTAGATACTGGTAATCCATGTCTGACAAATCTACAATTCTTAGCAGATACTTGTGATAGTTGGATACAATATACAGAAACAACCGGCAAATGGCGCATCGTACCAAATAGACCATATGTGGGTAGTCTGAATAGTTTATATAATGTAAATGATAATGTATTGATTGGTGGTATACAGATCAATCCAATCGATCTAAATGATACCTATAATCAAGTAGAAGTGGCATATCCAAACACAAATGTCAAAGATCAAACTGACTATCAGATCGTAGATTTGACTGATCCAACTACAGCATGGTATCCAATATACAATAGCGTATTGAGTCCTAATGAAGCGATCAACAGATTGAACATCACTTTACCATTAGTCAATACTGCTGTGCAAGCCAAATATCTTGCAGTACGTAGATTATTGCAAAGTCGTGAAGATTTGGTCATCAGTTGCCAATTAGATTATAGCGGTATACAAATAGAAGCAGGTGATGTGATCCGTGTCAATCACAATGCATATGGTTGGACTGATAAATTATTCCGTGTAAGCAGCGTGAGCGAAGTGCAAGATGAACAGGGTAATCTAAGCGCACAGATAGAAGCATTTGAATATAACGCAGCGATTTACGCAGATAATGCTATACAAGATTTCATACCAGCAGATAACACAGGTTTGACTGATCCAAATGTTATCAGTCAACCATGTCCACCCGAAATCACCATACTTGACGATATTGCTACACCTGTTATCGATGCATTCCAAGTAGAAACGTGCGTACCTGATCAAGGTACAGTGTTATATATGGATTTCAATTATGGTACTAATAGCAATGTGCAAACGCATCAATTGTATCGTACTGTGCAAAGCGCAGGTGGACAACCATTCACAAACAGTGATAGCGCAAATAATATTTTCAATAATATAAGCATAACTGTCAATGATTTACCAGCAAATACATATTATTGGAGCGCAACTGCACGTAATGATACTGCAGGACGTTATAGTGATGGTAGCGCAGCATATACATGGGGCGGTGCAAATATACAACCATACAATCCTGACACTACAAGAGGTGGTTTACCAGGCACAAGTTATAGACCTAATAGTATTCCTGCTAATGCGATCGCAGGTGGTGCTGGTACACCATTGACTGTACAGCGCAATGGTTCTAACATCGTAACAAATACTGCCACATTCAATATTACTGGACCCGGTGTCGCAGTTACAGCAAGTGGTAATATAGCAAATGTAAACATGAACCCACAATTGGGAACTGCTGTTGACATTGAAGTAGCAGATATATTTGCAAATACTGTAAATGTTCCAGTAGATGTAACAGCAAATTCAACTAGAAATATACCTGTTTATATTATTGGTACAGATCCTGGTGCAAACTATGTATATCCATACGTACAAGGTACTAGTACAACTGCTAATTTTTATGTAGCAAACAGTACTGCTGCTTATTTTCCTGCAACAGCAGCAGAATTGAACATAGATGACGGTGATGGAAATTGGTGGCGTGTTGGACAAATTACATATAATGCTAATAATCCAGGCGGTACAGGAGTCAATTTTAGATCACAATCACAATGGATTACTGATACCGACAATACGCAAATACAAGTTGTTGAAGGTGTTAGAGTTGCAGGTGCAAATTATGACAGAGTATTGACTACATTTATGGGAACATATACTTTGAATAAAGATGAACCATTATGGATTTATAGAAGAACTGGTATTTCTACAGATAGTATCACATCTGGAGGTAGTTTTTATGTACGAAATATTACCGCAAATGCCAATGTTGCTCTAATGACACTTACTATGAGTGCAAGATATTTCTAATGAGAATAAATATATATAGGAATCAATAAAATGTCACTACTACTAAACGGCGCAAAAACAATGACTATAGCAGGCACAGAAATGCAGTGCCTCGAAATTTATACTGGGGAAGCATATACGTTTCCTATATCTTTTACTGACGCAAATGGCAATCCTGCTAACGCATTAGTACCAAATGCTTGGGCATTAGGTGTAAATGCAAAATATTATTACGTAGATAACGTAACATATGTCAATGATAATGAAGTTGTGTTAGGTAATCTTACTTTGATTGATCCACAACCAGCAGGCAATGCTTACACAATACAAACAAATTGGACTAATGCAAATATTGGTACAGCATATTTGTATATTGGTAATAATATAACAAATACAGGTAATACTAATATTCCTGGTATTGGATTAGCAAATAATACTGCAAATAGTTTATTGTTTATTACTACATTGACAATTAGCAAACAAAGTTCAGCAAATGCAAGTTTAGCAGATATCAATAAAGAGCCATTAGGCTTTATTGTAAGGTACCAATAATATGTCAGAAATCATCATAGATCAAACTGATCTAAACATTACTGTTACACCTAACACATATAGTTTGAATGTATTTACAGGTGGCTATGCTTGCGCGCAAGGCAACACTACTGAATTTCAATTCAACAATGGTGGTGTATTAGGTGGTGCGAATGGTCTAACTTATAATAGTGGTTCACAAACTACAACTAGTGCAAATCTTACTGTAACTAATAATACAGATTTAGGTGCTATCGGTAATATCACGATTACGGGTGGTAACGCAGGTGATGTATTGACTACAGATGGTAGTGGTGGACTAAGTTTTAGTGAAATAGCAAATGCTAATTTTGCTGCATTTGCAGGTAATATTATAGAAGCAGCACAGCCAAACATTACTAGCGTTGGCAATCTAACTAATTTAGATGTTACAGGAAATGTAGCAGCAAGTTATTTTATTGGTAATGGTAGTCAACTAACAGGCTTAGCAGAAGGCGATGAGATTAGTAATGGTAGTAGTAATGTAAGAGTATTATCTGCTAATGGTGCAGTTGCAATTGGAGTAAATGGTAATGCCAATATATTGGTTGCTAATGCTACAGGTATTACAGTAACTAGAGCAAATCTAGGTAATATTGCTAATTTGAATATCACTGGTGGAAATAATGGCTTTGTATTGCAAACAGATGGCACTGG